GGCGTGACAACGTGGCCAACGTTGTGATATAATCACTCTTGACAGCGCACTCCTGCTGTTGACTCCTTTCGAACTGCACGGACCGCACCGACACCACCCAGCTTCTCGGGTGGTGTCGGTGTTTTTGCGTCGTAAACACACCGCGACCCCTAGCGCTCATGTCTTACGCTGGGGTCGCGATGTACGCTGTTCAGTTGTAGAACAATGTCATTATAGCAGATTTTACGAGTTTTGAAATTGGTGCAAAATTGGTCTAATTTTGTATTGACAATGTATAGCATATGCTATATTATAGTAACAGGTTCGATGATTCAATAAGGAGAGATGAGATGAGCAACACATTCAATGCAACAATGGAAGTCAAGCACGTAGCAGAACTTCGCTTGACCGCTCACACTCGTATGATGCAGTTGTCAGGCAAGACGGCCAAGGCGGCGATTATCGCTCGAGTCAAGACAATGATGAATCCTCGCAAGGGCACAGTCGAGGTAATCGAGCAGAATGGTTTGTTCACCGCTTCATTCGATGGCATGGTTATCATGACTGTTACGATGGAAGCAATCACTTATGAGCAGGCTCGCAACGACCGCGCCGAGGCGATGAATCAAATGGGAGACCACAAACCAGTTGAGCTCATTGGCGAGTTGCTCATCAGCATGGCGCCCAAAGGTACATACTAACCACACCGATTGCACACCGCTCGACATGATCGGGCGGTGTGCATCACAGAGGAGACACCATGAAAGAGACTAAGAACAAAGCAGTCATCGTGCGGATTGACCCAGTGACTGCCAAAGCGCTTGAGGCACTGATTCAGCGCTGGCAACAGGATGACCCCGATACCAAGCTGTCCAACGCCGTCCGTCGCGCGATTGTGTACACCGAGCGGGCAACACGGCCCGCAGCAGAGAAGGAGTAGAGTGATGAGCAAGCTACGATGGGATGAGGCAGTGCCGACCGAAGAGCAGGTAGAAACCGCAGAGCCGTACGTCTTGATGCGCCGTGTCATCGGCGACGCTGAGCGCCCACGCCTCGTCTATGTGGCGTCATGGCTGGAGAACGATGATCGCCGAAGCGTGACGCTGTGGTGTGAGCGCCCCAATATCTGGGCAGTGATTTGCACGTCAACCCGCTACGGTTCGACATCGACGTGGGGCAGTGAAGAGCGCTGTATGGACGTTGCCGGACGCTGGGCCGGATGGCGTGGGATTACGAAAGAGGTGCTGTAATGTACGACTACTCAGAGTTTTGGATGTACCTCGGCGTCACCCTCGGATGGGCGCTGATGATGTACGGGTTCGCAGTGCTGGGCGCATGGCTCAAGCGCAAGTAAGCAACGACGAAACGGTGTGGGGTTTCGGCTCCACGCTGTCTGCCGGTGAGGTCCGGCACTGATGAGTCGAAGGAGAGAACGATGAGTAAGACACGGTTGCTCAAGAGCGGGCGCAACTTTCCCGCAAAGCTCGCATGGTGGATCTGGCTGACGGAGGGTGGTAAGTACTTGGTGGACATTACCCAGCGTGGCAAGTACATCAGCCTCACGGCTGCGACGTTGCAGGGTGCGGAGCTTCTGGTGAAGGAGCACAGCGATGACTAATGCGTTTTACTACCGCACGACGGTGTATGACACGCAGATGGTACGCGTCGGCGTCCGCATGACGACTACGCAGTCAGCAAACCTTGTGGAGCGTTTGAGCAAGTACGGCACTGAATGGGTGATGGAGGAGGCGTGGGTGCAACCGATTCCGCATGAGCTGTGCGACTACACGCCAGCCGAGCCGATCGAGCGTGAATACAAGCTCAAGGCGTTGCGGATTCTGACAAGCATGGTAGAGAAGGGGATGAGCGATGAGTGATGAGACGCGCACACTGAAGCGCGAGTATCGCGAGGCGCATGGCGTGATGCGATTCGGGTACAGCGTGGCAAAGCTGTTCAACTTTAATGACGCGGTACTTCTTGAGCTTCGCGCGGTGTTCATGTGGCAGCAGAAAGATGATGATGACTACTGGCAGTGGATGGCGCGATGCACGTCGACCAATCCGGTGCAAAGCTTCACGCGGTGGGGCGATCTGGAGCAATGTTTGGCAGAGGCGTCGAAGTGGTTAGAGTGTACAGTAGTGATGGAGGGTGACGATGAGTGATGAGATGATGACGGAGTTGGCAGCGCTGATGCGCGACCTCGGCGAAATTGACAGCGAGGTCAAGGCGATTGAATTCAGCCGTGATGAGAAGCGCGAGCGCATTGCGCAGATTGTCGCCGAGCTTGGTGGCAAGGTCGAGGTGATGGGCATCGGCACTGCGATGGTGACACCAGACAGTGAGACGCACAGCTACGACACCAAGGCGCTGGACATCTTGATTAACATCATGGTTGAGGATGGCGAGTTGCACACGGTAAAGCGGATTTTGAGCTGTAAGAAAACGACGAAGCGCAAAGGGTCGCTTCGTGTGACGATGGCAAAGTGAGGATGAGATGGCAAAGCCAGCGTGGCAGCAGTCAGAGTACATGCGCTATTTCTACAAAATCGAGGGTGAGTACGTTGGTCAGTTTGACCACTATCCAAGTGCATTCCACTTCACGATTGAGCGAGCTGATGACGGTATGTTTGTGATGTCTGCATGGTGTGATTCGGCAACATCGACCTATGTCGTCGCCTACATGGCGCAGAAGTTTCGCACGATGCAAGAGGCGCGCGACGCTCAACCACGCTGGCATGACAGCATGGTTGCGACGATGAAGCAGCGCTACGATGAAGTGCACAGCGATCCGGTAACAGCGCACTTTCCTCGTGCGCACGGTGTCAAGTGGCGACATAACCAAGAGGTTTTGAAGTTGTATCAATTACCGATGTGGGAGGACTAGAATGGCAGAACTAATCGCAGTGTTGCTCTTGGGTGCCGGCATCGTGATCACGCTGATGGTGGTCTGGCACCGTGAATCACAGCGTCAGGCGTGGTGGCACCATGAGTGTATGACCGAGGCACGGAATGAGGGCTACGCTGAAGGCTGGGATGCAGCCGTCGAGTTTATGAAAGGGTCAAAGTAATGAGCAACGATTTTGATTTCGGCTTGGCTGGATACACGCCAGAGGATGAGGGCAGTGAGTACACCTACGCATCAGCGTATTGGCTCAGCACCACCCGACGCCCAGCCGCCGACGTCGGCGCATGGCACACGGCATCATTCGAGACGATGCCAGCACCGTGGGTCAAGGTTGAGCGGTTCGACAACGAGAGCGGGCACGAGGCGAACGACATTGAGATGGTACCGATTCGGCGCAGGGAATTCTGGGTGATGAATTGCACCGACGACCTTTCACGATACATCCCGCACTACCTCGATGCGATCAGCGGAAAGACGTTTCTCACACAGCGTGGTTTTGACCCAAATCTGTACCGCAGTGTACGGAGCACGGTGCAGGTGCTCGCCATGGTCAAGGGCTTAGATGAGCCCATTGTCCTGCAAGCAAAGGGCATGGTCGGCAGTCACTTGTTCCGTCGCCCAACACGACGCTCACCAGGTGGCATTGTCTATCAGTACGTCAACGCAGCCCTCGGCATCGCCAAGGCGACATCGACGTCAGCGATTCCGCACTACAGCTTCTGGGTTGGCATCAAGGCCCCACGCGACGCCAAGGGCAGAATCAAGACCACGGAGGTGGGCAGTGGGTCGAGCAAGGCGTACGTGGTTATGCCCGAGCTGATTGAAAACGTTGACGGAATGACGCGCGCGGACATTGTGCGTACCTTCGTGGGTCGCGATAAGCAAGAGCTGTTCCAAGCGGTGTATGAAGAGAGCAAGGCGTGGAGCGAAGAGGTGCGTGATGACTTCGCCACGGCGCCGACACCAGCGCCGACGCCAGCGGTGCGGAATGTGCCCGAGCCGATAGAGGATGAGGCATCGCCGTTCTAAGCGCTGATGACAGCCCCGCTCGGCAGTGATCGGGCGGGGCACACACAATGAGAGGAGTGAGGAATGATGAGCATTGTAGAGATTCAGATGGAGATGGAGAAACTTGAGAAAGAGCGACAGCAGCTTACGGGTCAACTGAGCATGCTTAATATGCGCCTGAAAGAAACACAGCGAAAGCTTGGCATCGCACTCATTGCTGATGCGGTGGAAAAGCAGAACTGGGATGCCGTACTGCACTACTACCGCACGTACGGGTTTTATATGGACATTGATACGTTTACCAAGCTTGCTGATGCTGGATATACGATTGCTGAAGCGCCATTGAAGTATGACGGCATCAAGATAGATGGTGATGGTGGTGAAGATGGCGCACGCTGTGTCATTCCTCAACTGGCAAAGTTTACATTCACCGCAATCCAGCGCACCGATGACGAAATCATCTTTACTCGCAGTGACGGGCGACGGGTCAAGATGTGGCACCCGCAAGACTGCTGTGAGGATGTGTATATTGAGAGTATTGTCGGCGACCTTGATGCGCTCATTGGTAAGCCGATGGTGATTGCAGAAACGGTGTCGAATTATAGCGACGACCAGCCATACGGCGATGAGCGGTGGACATTCTACCGACTCGGTACCGACATCGGCAATATTGTAAACATTCGGTGGCACGGTGAATCCAATGGCTACTACAGCACTTATGTCACTGTTGATGTGATTGAGTAACTTAGAGAAGCCCCGCTCGAACGATGATCGGGCGGGGTTATTAATTGCCGGATTCTATGATATAATCAATATATTCATTTATTGGAGGGGATATGGGCAAGCGCAGAATCGACCAAACACCGCCATCACCACGCAAGCGCATTTTGCTCGATGTGCCAGTCGACATCATCGGCGTGCTGAACGCCATGGCGGACAAGAAGGGCATCAGCCGAAACATGGTGATTGTGCAGTTGCTGGCACGGGCGACCAAGGCCAAGGCAAAGAAGGGAGCGGAGTAGATGAAAAATTATTTTGTTCGCAGTGGTATATCCGAAGATGAGTTTCACGCCTTTCAAAGTGAACTTGCTGGAATTGCAAGCAATGAATTGAAAGAATTAGAAGCAAAGGGATATGAGAGTTTTAATGAGTATATCCTTTGGGATGTCGACCAAAGTCGTGTACATATTGTGGGTGGCTCTTATGCCGTGCCATATCCTCGCAAAAAGAATAGCTGGACGATCATTAATCAACGCCGAGAATGGTACTACAAGACAGCGAAGTGGGCACTCAAAAGGAACTTTGCACTATTTTTTGCCAATTTCGTCTGCGCTGGATGTGGCGGCACGGCAACACAAGCGCATCATCAAGACTGGAGTGAGCGATTTGGCAATTACAAAAAAGTCGGGCGCTACGATGAAGATGAATCACTTGTGCCAGTATGTCAACACTGCCACCAAGTTGTGACAAACATTCAGAACCGAAAGCGTTGGCATACTAGTCCACGCAAATACCCAATCACACTGCAACCATATCGCGAAGAGGTTGGGCAATCTCGATTGGAGCTGTCATGAACCTCGACGACCTCAAAGCCCAGCGGCGCTGGGTCGGCTACAAATCACCGACCGACAAAGCGCCAATGAATCCGCACACCGGCCGCAATGCGTCAAGCACAGACCCAGCGACGTGGGCAACATACGCCGAAGCGACGGCAGCGCAAGCACGGTACCGCTGGCATGGCGTTGGCTTTGTGCTGAACGGTGATGGTATTGTCGGCATTGATTTGGATGATTGCTTGAAGCCAGTTGATGACGGCTATCAGCGCTCAAACCTTGCCCGTCACATCATGGCCATAGCGCCAAGCTATACCGAAGTGTCACCAAGTGGTACGGGCCTGCACATCATCGGCACGGGCACACTAGAGCGAGCGATAAAGGCGACGATTAATGGCGATGCGGTCGAGGTATACAGCACGGGTAGATACCTCACGTACACCGACGAATGGGTCAATACTTCGCCAAAAGAGATTAACGACATCAGCGACGCCATCAACGAAATCACGGACATGGTGGAAGCGGAGCGTGACAGCGCCATGATGAAGCCAGCGCCGGTGCCCGCAACGTCAAGCGATGATGAGCATCTGCGCTATGTCTGGGAAACGTGGCGCGGGCGCATTGACCGGATTATGCAGAGTGCCACGGAAGGCAACCGCCATAATTCACGCATCAAGGCTGGGCGCTTGATGGGCGGTGCGCTCGCTGCGCTTCGTCAGCATGGGTACGACCCCATGAGCGATGATGCGGCGATGCAGTATATTTATGATTTGCTGATTCCCGACCAAGGCGAGCAACGCATCGAGTATCGTGCCATCGAGGATGGCGTGCGCTACGGACTCACGCAACCGCTGACGGTGTGGGAGCGCCGACGCAAAGTTGAACCAACGGTGCCGACCGTGGTGGCGGACACACCAACAATTCAGAAGGATCCTTCTGCGTATTATCACCTCACCGACATCGGCAACGGCTTGCGCCTCGTTGACAGCTGTGCCGGTCGGCTGTGCTATGTCGCTGAGTGGAAACAGTGGCTGGTGTGGGACGGACAGCGATGGTGCAAGGGTGATGACGCTGGCGTGATGAAGCTGGCGCACAAAGTGGCGCTCGGCATCTACGATGGTATCAGCAAAGAGGATGATGAGAAGAAGCGCAAAGAGTTGCGCAAGTGGGCCATCCAGTCAGAATCAGCGGTGCGCATCGATGCCATGATTAAGACCGCACGGCCGTACCTGACGATACCATCAGCGCAGTTCGATACACGGCCCGACATGCTGTGCGTGCGTAATGGCGTGGTCAACCTTCGCACCGGCCAACTGATACCGCACGACGCGACGATGATGCTCACCAAGCGCACGGACATTGACTATGATCCGACCGCAACGGCGCCGACATGGCGTGCGTTCCTTGACCGCATCTTTGAGGGTAACGGCGATGTGCTGCAGTTCATTCAGCGTGCGGTCGGCTACACGCTGACTGGCTCGACGGATGAGCACTGCCTCTTCTTTCTGTACGGTGTTGGCGCTAATGGCAAATCGACGTTTCTCGAAGCCATGCGTATGCTGATGGGCGAGTACTATGTAACTACCAGCGTGGAGGCGATGTTGGCCACGGAGTACACCGGTGGCGCAACGCCGTATGTGGCCAGTTTGCCAGGGATGCGCATGGCGATGGCGTCGGAGATGCCAGAGGGGCGACGCTTCAATGAGTCACTGATTAAGGACATCACCGGCGGTGGTACCATCACCGCACGCCATCTGTACGGTGCGCCATTTGAGTTTCAGCCCAGTCACACGATGTGGATTAGTGGCAACTATCGCCCACGCATTACCGGTACCGATGAGGGCATCTGGCGACGCTTGAAAGTGGTGCCGTTCAATGCATTCATTCCGCCTGAACAGCGCCGACCCATGGCCGAAGTGCTTGACGGATTCCGCAATGAGCTCAGCGGTATTTTGACATGGGCCGTGCAAGGTGCCGTGGCATGGTATGACTGGGGTCTGCCAGCGTCACCAACCATTGAACAGGCAACGATGGAGTATCGAGGCGAGGAAGATGTCGTGGCGCGCTTCATTTCCGCAGAGTGCGTACTCCAACCTGACGCCATGACGGCAAAGCACAAGGTGTTCGAGGCGTGGCAACAATGGACGGACGAGGAATCGGAGAAGTCCGCCAATGGCTGGAGTCAACGCCGATTCACTGAGCAATTGAAGCGCAAAGGCGTCGAGCTGGGTGGAATGGGCAGAATGTTTTATGTTGGCATTGGCTTTCGCAGTGATCGGACAGAGGGAGGATAGTGCGCATTTAGTGCGGATAATGCGCAAGTGCGGAAAACATACGCATTTCTGAATCTTTTCTCTATATTCTCCCTCGTGTAGGAACTTTACGGAAATATATACGAAATGCGCACTATAGAAAGATGCGCACTATGAAGTGGGACAATCAGCACGGCTTCCCCAATGTTTCAAAAAGGAGCGACCAATGAGACTAACAAAGTTACCCCATTACCTGTGCCTTGCGTGTCATCAGCACGTTGACCGCGCATCGCCGTACCCACAGCTCTGCAACGTCTGCCGTCAGCGTGGCTGGGCCGATGTGCTGGCCACGAAGGCACGCCACGTCGCATCGCTCAAGACCACGTGGGGCACGATGATCGACCACGAAACACAGGCACGGTTTGAGGCGGTGCTCGAGGCGTGGTCCGAGTCAAAGTTGCCAGCACCGCCGTTGCGCCGGATGAATCAGCGCAAAGACTTTGAACGGCGCATTGTGGCCACGGTCACCAAGGGCGACCGCTTCGCTGCACTGGTTGAGACATGGTATGACAGTGTGCTGAGCGAAGAGGAGCTCGACACCATGATGGTACAGGCGCAGTTCGTAACGATGGAGGTGCAGTGATGCGCGGACGCAAGACCGACGCCAACCAAGCCAGCATTGTAAGCGCACTGCGTCAAGTCGGCGCCAGCGTCGTCGACCTCAGCGCGGTCGGGCGTGGTGTGCCCGATCTGCTCGTTGGCTTCCGTGGCCAGACCTACCTGCTCGAGGTCAAGAACAAGCTCGGGCGCAATCGCCTCACCGCTGACCAAGATGTTTTCCTGGCATGGTGGCACGGCGTTCCACCCATCATCGTCTACAATGAACTCGATGCCCTGACCGCCATTGATGCCGTGAGGGAACCATGAACATGCACGAAGTATGGACAAAGAAGATTGGGCGCTGGGAATATTACATCTTGCTGAGTCCACTGACCGGACGCTGGATGTTCTGTCGTCGCCACGAGGACCCACGCGATGACGACATGGTAGCGCAGGGTGTGGCACGTAATCCCAACGTTGCCGACGCCGTCGTTGATATCCGCGAGGAGCTTCTCGAAATCTGCAAAGAGGTGACGCTGTGACGACACTGTTAATTGTGCTGTGCTGTGGTGGCGCCGTGCTGGCATCGCTCGCAGCACTGATGATTATTGCGGGATTAGTGCGAAAAGCAGGAGGGCGACGATGGAAACAATGATTGCAACAACGCTCGTATGGTTGTGTCTCCAAGGCCAGTGCATCGAAGTCCGCCCCGAAGCCGTTGCTGTGGCCATGTGTGAGAGCGGCGACACCGTGACGCTCGGCACCGGATCGTGGACCGCATACAACGACAACCTCGACGGCTCGACCGACGCTGGCGCATGGCAAATCAACGATTACTGGGTGTGGAGCACGGACGACTTCTGGGTCATCCGCCCCGTTGCCGCATCGCTCGGCATGACACCGATGGAATTTCTACACCGCTATCCATCGGCGCTCGCCGCACCACCTGCCATTCAGTACTTAGTATTTGAGCATCTGTGGGACGATGGCCGAGGCGCATGGCATTGGTCAGCGTCGGAGCACTGCTGGGGCGAGGTGGTGCGATGAGTGACGTTATTACTACGAAGCGCATCGACGGGTATCGCCTCGCTGTCGTGCTCAATCACACACGAGGCCACTACCACATCTACGACCTACTACTGCACACACCCAACAATGACGAGCCAGTGCTGATTGCGCAATCCATCTTCGACCATGCACAGAACCGCGAACAACTGGCGGGCTACGCTATCGGCGACATTAAGGAGCTACAGGAAACCTTGACCGCACTCATCAACGCGTTGCCCGATGCCGAGTCGGTGAAGAACGGAGTGCATGAGTTATGACCATCGCATGGCACGACCACTACGCCGACATCGTCCAAGCCGAGTGGGGCGCAAAGTCACTGTCACAGATTGCCACCGAGCTGGGCATTGGTGAAACCACGCTCTACCGCCATGTGCGACGCCTTGGTATCAAGCCACTCATCAAGCGCCCAACGAATCTTGCCGACGCTACCAAGCGCACAGCCAAGCGCTACCCCAAGCGACTCTGGACAGCGGACGAAGATGAATACCTTGCCAAGTACTACAACCGCCACCCCGTCGCTCGCATTGGTCGTGCGCTCAAGCGCAGTTACAGCAGCGTGGTGCATCGTGCGAACGACATCGGGCTAAGCTATGCGCCGTCCAAATTGATGCTCACTGCTGACGACCTCAAGGCCCTGCTTGGCATCAAGCAAAACTCCATCCACAAACGGACGTCGGGCGATGCGTTGCACATCATTCCGCACACCAAAATCGGGCGCTACATTGAGTTTGGCTACACCGAGGTGATGGACTGGTTGGCAGAAGGGCACATCCTCAGCTTCGATCGTGCCAAGATATCGCCCGACCTACACCGCCTCTACGACAGTTGGCGTGACCGCATCATCACCAGCACCGAGGTGTACACCGCTGACACATCGCTGGGGGAGTGGCTTCGACGTGGCGACGGCAATGCACCGGACTACATCTGTGTGATGCCTGGCAACAAACGCGCCTACCACAAAGCCGACATCTATGCGTGGGCGTACGGCATTGGCCACGTGATTGCATCGTATGCACCCGAGCCATTCCGCAGCATCCGCACAGCGTGGCATACCGAGTGGGTGTTTAAATCGTACATCGCTGACGTGATGTCATACTCAACATTCCACTACAAAATCAAGCCGTACATCGACACCACAACAAACCCCATGGCCGTACGCCGTAAGGAGCTGTGCGCCCGACTACGTGCAGTCGGCATGGGCGCACTGGTCAAGCAATTCCATGACGTTGCCATCCCGTGGCAGGAACTCGTTCGGGACTATGAAAGGACGTTGAAGCGATGATTCTCTGTGACTGGCAAATCGCCGAGCGCGCCGACGCTGGCATGATTACACCGTTCGTCCGTGAGCAAGTGCGCCACAATGGAAGCTACCCCGTCATCAGCTACGGTTTATCCAGCTTCGGCTATGACATGCGTGTTGCCGACCAATGGCAACGCTGTGCACCAGAGTCTGGCGTGCTCGACCCAAAGGAAGCACACCGCCACGTCAGCTTTACGCACCACGCTGGATTCATCGTCATTCCTTCGGGTGGCTTTGTGCTATGCCGAAGCGTTGAACACTTCGCCATCCCCGATGATATCAGCGTGGTCGTGGTCGGCAAATCCACCTACGCCCGCTGTGGCATCATCGTCAACGTCACACCGCTCGAGGCGGGGTGGCGTGGTCATGTGACCATTGAACTCTCCAACACGAACACGGTGCCAGTCAAGGTGTACGCCAATGAAGGGATAGCGCAGTGCATCTTTCACCACGGCGAACGGCCACGGGTCACCTACGCCGATCGCAGTGGAAAATATCAAGACCAAGCAGCCGACATTGTGAAAGCGAGGGTGTGATGAAGTTTGAGATTGATAGTTCGTCAATGACCATTGATGGCCTCATTGCCTATCACAGCGCTGATAAAAAATCCATTGTTGGCGTGACGTATACGCTCGATAGTCAAACAGCACATCACATTGATTCTGAAGACCCCAACACCATTTTGCCAACGCTTGAGCTGTGGATTGATGATGGCCTGCAGTACTATAAACTGCGTTACATACACATCAATAATTTATGGCATCTGCAAGCCGTGTCAATTGACACTGCATACTATCGCTTACGGCCATCGCGGAAAGATTTGGAGTTGGTGTTTGACATGATTCGTGCTGCCGACATTGTGAAAGCGAGGGTGTAACACCGCATCTTGACACCGCCGACACAATGGAGGTAGGAGGGTGCTATGTACATTGAGAAGCACGGCAAAAAGTTTCGCGTACGAATCAGCGAGTACGGCAGTCTGGTAAAGAAAACCTTTGCCACCCTTGAGGAGGCAACCGCGTTCCAAGAGGCGTATCAACGTCGTGAGCGATGGAACCGCAAACCTACCATTGTCGAGCGCGACAAACACCACATCACACTGACGCCAGCGCCGTATGCGTTGGCGTTTCTATCAGACCTGCACTTCGGCAACGCCATGACCGACTATGCACAGGCGATGCGTGATGCAGAAATCATCAGGGACACGCACGGCATGTATGCAGTGTTTCATGGCGACGGCATTGATAACTGGATATTGCCAAAGATGGCAGGGCTTCAGCGTGGCCAAGCAATGCCGTACGATGATGAGATGCAGATGTTCAAAGAGTGGTTAGAAGTGCTTGGTGATAAGCTCTTGGTGGTCGTCGCTGGCAACCATGACAATTGGACCTACACACTGGCCGGTATTGACTTCCTGCGCCACCTTGTCCGACCCACCGTCATCTATGACCAACACCAAGTGGTCTTCGACATCAGCGCTGGCGCATCACGTCTGCGCTATGCCGTGCGCCATAAGTGGCGAGGCAATTCGATACTCAATCCAACGCACGGCCTCGAGCGTGCAGCGCGCGACATTGACGCCGATGTGTACGTTGGTGGCCATACGCACATCGCCACGCTCGCACGGTATTTCACGGTGCGCCAGCGTGATCGCCTCGCCATATTGACCGGCACCTACAAACGTCATGACCACTACGGCCATGCGTTGGGCTTACCACCATCAGAACACAGCGGGTGCGGTGTACTCGTCGTTGACCCGAGCAAGGACCACGTCTTTGTGCGTGACGTTGCCGAGGGCGCTGACTATCTGACGTTTAAGTTGCGTGCGTGACACCAATTTCGTGACGTCACGAAAATGGTCAACTTCGTGACGTCACGAAATTGATCAACCACCGAGGAATCCTCGGTAATTCATCATCCTTGACAGCATCCGTACCATGAAAGCAGAGGAGGGCTTTATGTCTGACCAACCACTCAACATTCCTGGCGGAACCTACACGCCGACCGAAACCACGTTCGTAGAGGACAGCATTGGCCAGCAATGGGCAACGAGCATGAGCGATGTGCGACTGCGCCCGAAGGTGTTCGGCATCCACGTCTGGTATCGTCGTAACGCCACGGCACCATGGACATTTCTGTTTGCGCTTGAGAACGTGCACGGCTGGCTCAGCGTCAGCAATCGCCAACTACAATTCATCTACAATCAGCCAAATATGCGAGGCGCCATGCGTCGCATCATGCAAGGCTACCGACCATGACCAACAAAGCCAAGACACCAAAGAGCGATGGTTTCCGCTGGGACTTGCGTCAATGGCGCACTGCTGCCGACCTCAAAGCGCACCTCGCTCAGCATGACCCAAGCATTGCGTCATGGGCGAAGGGCGCCGTGATTCATCACACCTACCGCCCCGAGCCTCGCCACTGGCGTGGTGCGCAGACAATGACCGGCATCAAGCAATACTATGAGGGGCTTGGTTGGGACAGTGGCCCGCATTTGTTTCTGTGTGTCGGCGCACCGAATCCCGCTGACGACGGCATCTGGCAAATGACTGCACTGAATGAGCGTGGCATCCACGCCACCATCGCCAATTCATGGTCATGGGGCATTGAGGTCGTCGGGTACTTCGATTACCGGCCATGGTCAGACGCTGAGCGCAACCTCGTCTATGACACCGTCGAAACGCTGTTTCGCTGGCGTGGCATTGTGCCCAGTAAACAAACATTGATCGGACACCGTGAGGTGCCGTCACGCAAAACCTGCCCCGGCGTCCAAATCGACATGACCCGGGTGCGACTCGATGTACAACAGCGCATGGGAGGTGCGTAGTGACACCGGAAGCCGTAGAAGTGAAGCTCGCACGCCTCGAGGAAAAGATTGACACTATCCTGCGACGCTTGGAAAGTGGCGATAAGCAATTCCGTGAGATGGATGAGCGCGTGAAAGAACTTGAGCAACGCATTGCACAGCTGTGGGGTGGCTTGGCTATTGCCAGCATCGCAATCCCATTGATTGTGCGCTATTTGATGGGAGGCTAACAATGCACCCGAAGCCGTGGTACGAATCAAAGACCCTGTGGGTCAACGCCTTGACCCTGCTCATCATGGTGCTGGGCACCGTCGCACAGTGGCCAGAGTTCAGCGCCTACACCGGACAGATTGCCGGTGCATTGGCGATTGTCAACATGCTCCTGCGCTTCATCACTGACCGACCGGTGGCGTAATCATGCCACGATTGCAGAAGAGCATCACGCCAGCAACGGAGCAGAAGATTTACGACCTCATCGTCGCCATTGAGGAAACCGGTACATTCCGCTCAGCGTGCGAGGCGGTCGGCGTTGACACACCAACGTACACGCATTTGCTCAAGCTGCGCCCAGACCTTGACGCCTTGGTGCATCAAGCGCGAGAGCGGGGAAGAGAAAAGCTGAAAGACCGCTTGGAATCCGTCGCCATCAGACGCGCCGAGGCTGGCTCGGATATTCTGCTGATGTTCATGCTCAAGAAGCTCGACCCGAGCTACAGGGACAGCTACCATGTCACAACGTCTAGCGCACCTACCGACTACGTCATTGACCTCACTGACGGTCAAGCACAGTCGGCAGACAGCGCCACAACAACGATTTTGGAATGATCCGCACCGTTTCCGCCTCTTTGTCGGCGGTCGTGGCAGTGGTAAGACCAGAGCGGGAGCGATTGAGGTACTGCGCCAAAGCGCTGGCACCACGTCGCTCATCATTGCGCCAACGTATCCTATGCTTCGCTTGGGCGCGATGGAAACGGTGCTGAGCCTTGTTGCACAGATGGGCGTTGCCGTGGCATGGAATAAATCAGACCTTGAATTAAAACTTATCGGCGACCGTCGCATCATCTTTCGCAGTGCCGACAACCCCGACCGCCTGCGTGGTGCCAACGTCGGCTTCCTTTGGCTTGATGAGGCGGCGATGATGGATAGCGACATCTGGCCCACTGCCATCGCCACGCTTCGACATCAGCCGGGAAAAGCAATTGCGACGACGACGCCACGTGGGAAGAATTGGTTGTACGAACGTTGGCTGTATGGTGGCGATGATTACAGCATCGTCGAATCATCGACGACCGATAATCCCTTTTTGCCCAGCCACTTCGTCGCCACGCTGAAAGAGTCGATGACATCCGAGATGTATCAGCAGGAAGTGCAAGGCAAATTCACCGACCCGATCGGACAACTCTTCAAGCGCCAATGGTTCAGCACCGTTGACGCACCGCCCAATGATTTGACGTGGCACCGCTACTGGGATTTAGCAACGTCCACCAAAACCAGCGCTGACTACACCGCTTCGGTCAAAGCAGCGCTCGGGCGTGATGGCGTCGTGTACCTCGATGCCGGCATCCACGTCAAGGCAGAATGGCCCGATGTCCGGCGCATCATGCTGACGACGTTTAAAGCCGAGTCAAAGGTACAGCACGGCATTGAAGAGGCGTTGCACGGTTTAGCCGCCGTGCAGGAACTTCGCCGAGACCCTGCACTCGTTGGTCACACACTGCGAGGCATCAAGGTGGACAAAGACAAACAGAGTCGAGCGATGCCGTGGGCTGCGAGGGCAGAGGCTGGCAAGGTGGCACTCGTGGCTGGGCAATGGGTCAAAGAGTTCATTGATGAGGTTGTCGCATTTCCAAGCGCACCGCATGATGACTATGTGGACGCCGCATCGGGTGCCATCGCCATGATGAGCAAGCCGAAGATACAATGGGAGATACTATGAACCTAAACTCGCTGCCGGCATGGTTCGAACAGTTGCGACGTGGAGGGCGCATCGGTACACCTGCCGACGCCTACATGGTATCGCCATTGCTCTATCGTGCAACCAACCTAAGAGCTGATGCCGTCAGCTCAGTGCCGTTTCGTGTCTACCAAGGCGACGTCGAGCAAGAGTGGCCATTCATTCAGACACCGGCGCAACTCTTCAAAGAGATCGAGCGGAGTCTGTGCTTGACTGGTGGCGCTTATCTCTACAAAATCTACAAAGGGCGTCGCCTCGTTGGCTTCGTGCCACTCAATCCCACCACGATGAACGTGACGCTGATGACCGACAAAGCCACGCTTGAAAATCCTCTGCTGGGCGCATCGTTCGTGCAAAGCATCAACGGCAAGCAGTACGGGCCATGGACAATCAGCGACGTGGTCTACTTCCGTGAGCCGTCGTACTTTGACGACATCGGCCCCGGTGTTGGCGCTGCGCACGTCGCACTGAACTCCGCAAAGCTTGAGCATTACTTAAGCCGATTTGCGTCGGCGTTCTTTGAAGGTGGCGCACAGCCGGTCACCGTGATGAATCTACCCGAGGCGATGGACGAATCAGAGTTTCAGCGATTCCGTACGGAGATGCGATCATCGGCAAGCGGTGGAATCATCAACGCTTTTAAGATGATTTTTATGCGTAGTCCAGACATCAAAATCGAGCAACTGACACC